AGCATGTCCCTAAGTGCAATGAGGAAGTCTGTCGCTGTCTTGACTCCTTCCACACCTCCATTAAGAACCTCATCTTCCAGATGTTCAAGATGAACGTTTTTACCATCTTTACCTTCAACAAAAAACCACCTGTTATCATCTGTCCTCGTTATCTGTTTGAAGCTGAACATAAAAGTCATCCAATGTGGAGAAAGGTTTTTCGTAATTGAGAATCAATAGTTCTTCACCCATTGTCTTCTCTTTCTTTAAACTCGCCGCTTTGGCGAACTCCTTGGTTTCCCATAGGTACTCATATTTAGGAAACCAGCTTTCTAATAAATCAAAACGATAGTACGAAAGTGACCATCTTCCCTTTGTCTGTTTTAGGGTAAGAGCCAACCTTTCGTGGTCATCAACATCAAAATCGTGTGCTGAATAATAGTTCTCTGTCTTCCAGTATGGAGGGTCTACGTAGAAGTAGGTGTAATCAGAGTCATACTTCTCAATAACCTCTTGGAAGTCCATATTCTCTGTCTGGGTAATTCTACGAAACTTGTCCTGCCATTTCTCGTCATGGAGTTTGTTTTTGAACGCCTGAAGTTTACACTCGTACACTCCTTTGTAGTCCATGAACGTGGCTTTCTCTGGAGCTGTGCCTGAGAATACCTGAGTTAATACATATGCGTATTTTGCAGCAGTTTCAAATATGTCGTGTATTACGTAATCTTCTGCGAATATCTCATCCCTGAACTCATAAAACTTTTCACCAAATTCTTTGGGTGTGTCCTTTATTCCCTTTTGTTGATGTTCATACTGAGGTTCAGATAAGTGAGCCAGAAATCCTTGCGGAGACTGACACGCTGACATCAAGTTATGGTTCAGAGGATTGAAGTCATTGTAGACAACGTGATTTAGTTTTTGAAAATACTTATGGTCTAAGTTAAAGAACACCCAAAACATACCACCAAAAGTTTCTACGTAAGTCTCAATATCAAGAGGGACATAATTTTTTATCCACTTCCCAATATGAGCTTTTCCACCGATATAGGAAATCATTTTATTTTAGAGAACGCTTCTGCTTTCAATATGGCACGATGATATAGTTCTGACTTGACCTCTGGGATTCTTGACTGGACGAATCTGTCATGAACATCTGACTGAGCTACGTTACCTGTAACCACATAGTCATACGCCAACTCTGAAGCAAAAGATTCAAGGGCCAAAGGGTGAACCTTATTATACACTGGGTCATCATTTAATCTAACTCCCACCGTAATAATGGAAGTGTATTCGTGTAGAACGACTTTTGTAAAATCATGTTCTAGGTTGGCCAAAACCTGTATAGGAATGGTGACCACCCTTGAGTAGATTTGGGGAGAACAATAAAATTTGATAGTGATCGTTTCACCTGTAGAATTCCCATCTACGTAGCAAATGTTATCTTCTAAATCTTCTATCGGCTCCACATGAAATGTGGTCTTCAATTTAAGAGAGTCGCTCAGTTCCTCTGAGATTCTATTTTCAACAACCGCCCAATCCACGTGACAGTTCTGGACAAAATGTTGCCAGACTGTTCGTGAGTAAGTTATCGATTTGTTGAGTTTCTCTTGTCGCTCATTTTCTGTTAAGTAGTCCATCCACCAAACTCATTCTTTCGGGTCATACGATTATCAGTGCCACGGTCAAAAGCTGGAGTATCATCCTCCTGCTGAGAGCCGTTGCTATTAGCTGGTTGTGTAATTATTGACTGGTCTTCTACATCATACAAACGCATTTTAGACCTGTCAATACCCATTACAAACCTACGATTAGTTGAAAGATCGCCGTAACGATTCTTCAACTGTTTCCCAACTATCATACCTTTTTCATCCAGCTCCTCACTTGAAGTCAGGGCTAGAAAAAAGTCTGCAGTTGCAGGAAGTCCAAATGATTCTGAAGTGTCTCCTAAGTCAACATCTGAGGACATGAATCCTGTTCTGTTTACCTGAGTAGCTGTCACTATTGGTAAATCGTTCTCGACAGCAAATCCTCTAAATTCTTCTGCGATAGACTTCACAAGTGTGTACATATTAGAAGCGTTCGCACCACGAATTCGTGAGGAGGCACATATATTTAGATAATCGATATAGATGATTTGAGGTGTAAAGTTTTTCTTTATCTTCAGTTCGTTTAGTAAGTGTCTGAAGTGTCCAACGTGTGCTGATGCAGTCGGATATTCCTTGACTATCAGCTTACCCTTAATCAACTGGTTTAATCTTTCTACCTTAGAGGTATAAAGGTCTCTAGGTAAATCACGCAAATCTTGAAGTTCGGTGTCTAGAAGGTTCGCATCTATTCGTTCTGCGATACGTTCTTCTGACATCTCTAAAGTGATGTATAAAACGTTTTGTCCCATATTTAGGTTCGCCGCAGCACAATGACACATGAATAACGACTTACCCACACCAGTTCCAGCCATGATAACATTGAGTGTTTTATTTGGTATCCCACCATCGGTGATGGTATTCAAATATTCAATATCGAATGGAACTTTAGATTCTTTTTTATGATAGAAGTCAAATCGATCTTCCCAGTCTTCAACATAATCGTGACCTACTTTAGAGTCGAATGAAACAGCGAGAGCATCAGAAAGAAGCTTGGGGATAGCTCCTCTGTCCATCTCTTCATTTTTTCCATCGTAAATATTGATGGACTCCATGATGGAGTTGTAGATGGCTTTTGATTGACACCAGTTCTCAGTTTCCTCTATCAACCAATCTTTGTTGACTTCATCAGATGGTTCAAAAAGTTTGTTTATCATTTCAACTGTTCCACGAAAGATGTCCTCAGACATTCCTTTCTTGGAGTTCAGGTCGATTACCAGACTTTCTAGGCTGGGAACTGCATTGTATTTTAGTAGGAAGGTTTCTATTTCAGTGAAGACCTGTTTTTCTACATGGTCGCTGAAATATTCTTTCTTTATGAATGGAAGAGTCTTACGTGTGAACTCTTCATTCGTTACCAGTTGGCGGAGTATTGTGTTCTCTAGACGCATTTATTTTTGCCATTATATCTACTGCAATGTTCACGACAATTTCCTCAAATTCCTCCTTGTCGTATTGGGAGGTAAACTTTTCTACTTCCAAGTCCTCTTGAACTGCAAGGACATTATAGTCACAAGCAAAAGGATAGGAACCATCTTCGTTTGGGTTTCTATCATCGTATCCCATTGAGTTAATTTTGAATACGACTCCTTCATATTTCTCATGTCTGAGTAAAATAACTGGGTCTGCAGATTCCTTGTCTACTGGGTTTTCAATAAACGAGTAGTCAAGATGGACCTTTGTATCATCCTCTGTCAGTTGTATTGTTTCTGTGTCATGTTCCATTTGGGTCACTTGCTGATGCGAACTCTTCCGCGTTAGTTTCTTCGTTTGATTTTTGGAGAGCCAACTCTTGTTCATAGTCGGCTGTTGTGTCTCCGTATTTAAAATCCTTTTCTACATTGGACTCTATTTTTTTCATCACATCCTCAGTGAAGTAAGACTCAGGGTTTTTCATTATTTCCTTCGCGTAGACTTTCTTGTCTCCAACATCTACACGACTCCCTGACATATTCCATATTCCATACCCAACGGCAAAATCTATCATTCCATGCCAACGAGATAATCCACCTGAGAATGTGATAAGAGACTCGACTCTTTTGTTTTCTACGGTTAGTCGAGACTTGTAGTTTCTACAGGTTACAATATTTCCCACCTGTTCTGTTCCGTCCTTAAACTTCTTTTTAGTCAGGAACAGGATATTAGAAGCAGCGAATTTTAGACCTGCTCCACCACCCATCTCCTTGGTAGGTACATATGCTCCAATCACTTCGTATGTGTGATTGGTCATAAAGATAGGGATACCCGCGGAGCCAGCTTTAAGTGTCAGAACTCTAAAAGCTCCTCTTATCAGTTGTGCTCGCGTCATGTCACGTGTGTCTTTTCCTGCAGTAATGTCCTCTACCTCTTTCTGAGTAGACAACATACCTAGCGAGTCCAGACAAATAACCAAAGGTGGTCTGTCTTCCTTTGGAAGCTCAAGATGTTTGTCGATGACCTTGATAGCTTGATTTCTAAATTCCTGTATTGTGGTCACAGGAATAATGACCATACGAGAGGAGTCAATACCTCTCTGTTCTATCATCAGTTTACTAATCGCTGATTCAGATTCAAAATATAATACCCCAGCATTTGGGTTAGATTCAAGAAAGTTCCTGACCATACCAAGTAGGAAAAATGTTTTCCCAGTGGCTTGTTCACCAGCGATCGCCGTAACTTTATTTCCAGCGAAGCCACCATAGATGCTACCACTAACGAGAGCATTAAGAGCATAACTACCAGAGTCAATAAAGTGGGTAACATCACCTGTTCCCACACCATCTTGTACAAGGCTTGCATATTCATTTCCTGTTACTTTAACTAAATCTTTTAAATAACTCATCTTTTTTTCATTTCCAAAACTCGCCAATTGTGTGGCTGATTATTAAAGAAGTCCAACATCGCGTCCCATGACCTAAGCTCATACTCAATAATAGTATGCTCTTCATAGGGATGTTGAACTTTTACTTGTATTATACCACGGTATGGTGGGTATGTCAAGTTGTTATGCCCAGAATGCGTCCAGCGTCGTGGTCTCTTCAAGGTTCCAACCAATCTTTTCCACCAGTTCCGAAAGCGGCGTGTAGAAGGTTTTTTCATACATACGGTTTCTGTCTACGTATTTATCTAATCCAAGTCCGTCTGGAAGACCATCGACCATCGCGATAACATTTTCATGAATGGGATTTGGCATCTGTAGATAAACAAACTTTATCTTCTCACCTTCTTGTATTCGGGCGAAAGCTTTGTCCAATTTCTTCTCTTTCAAATGATGGTTGTAGAGAAGTGACCCACGGACATGAATGGGACATCCTTGTTTATAAATATCATTCTTGGAACCATACTTTTGTAGTCCCTTCACTGAACGAGGAAATGCAATATTTTCAACTGGAGCCGAATTAAATTCCTCTTTGAAAACTTTATTAAATTGCTGTAGTTCTTCCTCAGTCTTTGTCATAATAAGGTTGTAAGCTTCCTTCATCTTGTTCCTGCATATTTCAGGAGTCGATGACCTGACTGCTTCCATTCCCATTACTTTTAACTTTGGTGTTTCATACTGAACACCTTCGTTGTTCCATACATTTAAAATGTATCGTTTCTTTGCTGTCCACACTCCACGGTCAGAAATACCCTCACGAGCCATAACCATTTTCTGTTGAAACGCTTGTGTGTATTCAAAGAGGTCTTGGTAAGCTCCATCCAAAAGATTTTGAATAGGACCTGACCCTACCTTGTCCAGATACTTGACAATGGTCTTTTTGTTCTGAACCATTGCGTCATCTTTTTCAGTCATGTCAAAAGGTAAATCCTCATAGGTCTTTTTAACCAGAGGTCCACAGTTAACATAAATAGAATCTGTATCAGCGGCTATGATGAAATCCTGCTTGGAATTAAGCATGTTCTGGAGAGTCTTATTGACTGTCTCTTCCGCTGTCCTGACCGACAACTGGCCTGCGAGGGTAATGGCCTCAGCAATGTCTCTATCGTAATAACGAAAGAACTCATTACCAATCGCTCCGTAGGCTGAGTTAAGGGATATCTTTCTAGCCATCTGCATATTGTGGTAGTAGGATATCTTTTTTAAGGTAGCAGGGTCTTTATCTGTTTCGTAAAGTTGCTGAGCCTCCAACATTTTCTTTTTGAATACTACTCGGTCATTGTAGAACATCTCCAAGATTTCTGGGAGGAATCCCTGTGAGTCAGTCTTGAACATTGCACCGTTTGGTGTGACTGTGACTCCCTTAGGCAGTTCATATTCTCTGTCCAACATTTTTTGGACGCCTGGAATTTCAGGTGTCATCCCTATCTTCTTCTCAAATGAAATATTGTATTGCATGATGAGATGAGGATAAAGTGAGTTAAGGTCAAATGACATTACCCATTCGTGCATTCCCACGTGCGGGTCTTTGACATACGCACCTTCCACAGAGCCAAGACTCTCTGATTTATCATAAGTCGTTCTCAATGGAGTTACTACTTTTTTCCTCCAGAGATAATCATATATTTTGTTGTCCCACATTTGCATCTGGGAGAAACAGGCATTTGGATTACACTTCATTGAGAGTGTTAGGATAACAGCGTTTTCAAGAAACCTGTTCTTCTCATCCATCTGGACAACGAGTTCCACATCTTTGATGTTGTAGTCGATGAACTTCTGGTAGTCTCGTTTGTGTAATGTGAAAAGGCTTGAGTATTCGTCAAATGAAAGTTTACCTACACCTAGTTCTTCGTGTGCGATAGCGTCCAGTCTGTATGACTCTTTAGCTGTGTATGTAAACTTTTTATAAATCTCTAAGTAGTCGAGAGTATTGATACCCTCAATATGTACTTCTTCAAGTTGCTGACCACCCAACTGAACATGCTGTTTATATGTTCGATTCCAAGGCGACAACTTGTGTGCCATCTTGTCATCACCAAACAGTCTGTTCAAACGATTGAAAATGTAGGGAAGGTCAAAGAAACGAGTGTTCCATCCTGTGACAATATCAATCTCTGAGGACTTCCACCACATGACGAAATCGTGCATCATTTCTTTTTCAGACTCTATCTTCTTGTAGACTACATTGTGTCTTGTTGGTGTATAGTCTTGGTTTCCCCAGACATAATACACATCATTAAGATAAGCCGTGATAGCTACAATAGGCCACGCCGCTTGTTCAGCTCGTGGAAAACCTTCGTCTGAGGCTACCTCAATATCAATGAAGCAGGAATTGAATTGTTCATAATCGACTTGAACTTCTTCTGGGAAGTTCTCAGTCATCCATTGTTGAACCCATCTTTCATATCCGTAGATATCAAACCCTTCAATGTTGGAGTGTTTTTGTCTCCAAGTTTGAAGTTCATGGGTTGATTCGAATTTTAGTGGGGCGACTGGTTTTCCGTCAACGGTTCGCCATTCTGACTTACCAGTCGTATCTGAAATGTAAAGAGTAGGGGAGTATTTGTTGATTACCTTCTGGTATCTCTTTCCATTATTAACTCCCCTGACGCAAATCTTCTCACCGATTTTTACTACGTTTGTGTAAAAATGCAAATCAGCTAATCTCCTTTAAACGTTTGATGTGGTCTTTGGTAGGTTCCCAAGGTTGGTAGCCTTTACTCTTACTATTTATTAGCAAAGCCTTTCCTCTATTGTTTCCGTCATGTGAATAGGATACGTGTACCCATCCGTCATTTGGGTCATTCTTTTCTGGGTCAAAATATTCTAGAATAAGTTGGTCAAATTCAAGGTTCTTTACAATCCATGTAGCAAGTAAATCGTTGTCTATTCCACCGATACATTCCACATCAGCCGCTTCACCTTTACAATGCTGACTGGACTTGCTTCCTTTGACAGCTTCATTTAGGGCGGGTGACCTGTAGCATGAATTGACAGAAACGACACCCCAAGTCTCTCTAATAGGTTGGAGAACTTTATGACACAAAGCGGTCATAGGAACCAAATGGTTCGCGGTTGGCGTATTGTCAATACCAAGTCTCGTTGCGGTAGAGGACTTAGTCAATTCGTTTAGTGAAAAGTTTTTAGATATTTTTATATTCATTCTCTCCTTAGTAAGGGGGCTTTTCAGCCCCCAACAAATTACTTCTCTTCTTGGAGAAGTTGTTTCTTACCTTTCGGCTTTGATGTTCCCTCACCAATCTTAATGATGCGAGCTTTTTTGTCTTCTGGAATTATTCGTTCCATACGGACAGTTAACATACCGTTCTTCAAGTCTGCTGACTCGACTACTAAGTCATCCGAAAGTGTGAATTTGCGGGAAAACGCTCTGGTCGCGATTCCTTTGTGCACAAACTCCAGTTCAGCAGGTTCCAGTGCTTTGACTGTTCCTACTGTGAGAGTTCCGTCCTCAACAGTGACCTCAAGTTGGTCTTCCGTGAAACCAGCGACAGCCAGTTCAAGAACGTAGGTGTATTCACCTTCTTTTCTCAGGTTGTATGGAGGATACCCGCCACCAGCGGTGGGTTGGGTAAAAAGTCGATTCAACATGGACTCAAACCCTACGGCTTGTTCCAGTGCTTTGTTGAATTCTGTGGGTAGGTGTGCGGACCAGTTCATTGTAGTAGTATGCATATTCACTCCTATTAGGCAGTGTTAAAAAAAGACATCCTCTGAATTGAGCAATGTCTAGTCCCGAAAACCTTCTCCTTTGAAGAAGTGGGACAGTCTGTGACTCACGACTGTGAGAAACAAACGAACTAAAGTGTCTTCGGAATAAGTTCCCTCAGGCACCTTCAATGTGTATTTAGGGCTTTTCATTTTTATATTTATTATATCACGGATTGGTTATTTGTCAAGTAGAAATGTTTTCCGTCATTTATCCGCCACTTTGAGAGTGGCGGAAATGTGGCGGATATTATGAGTTACCCTCAGACACATTTCTCTCATGTTGTTCTTCGTGTCGTTTCCAAGCTGCAGCACCTAAGATGGCTCCCATAGCTACGTGAAACATTCCACCATTTTGTAGTGTGTAAGGCGCCCAAGGGCCGGGAACATTAGTGAAACAGGTTGCTTGATCTGCTCGTCCACTGGATAGGCAATCTAAAAACATACTTTGAATAGAGAGGTTCCACCATGCTGCTCCAATAATAAAATCCCACAGGCAAATAATAATATAGACAACTGCTAACCAGTCTCTCCAATGTTTATGAATAGTTTCATTTATCATATAATTGTATTAACTCCGATTGGGAAATAGAAACTGCACCAATAGACTTTTTCTTATAATCTTCTAGGTCAAAGTTTTCCATTCGTTTCCTGACTCGTTTGTCAGTTGTCTTGTCCACAATAAAATACTGTGAACCTTTGGTTACCTTATCTGTATCTAATACTTTCCCTGTAACCTGACCAATAACAAAATCGGCTTTAGGACGGTCATCCGTTCTACTCAAATGTCTGTGATGGATTTCAAAGTCTGAATGAGATGACCGTCTTTCTATCTTTGGTCTCTTCGTATCTTTTCTATCCCAGATTTGAAATACACATTTTACATGACAGAAAAAATCTTCTGAGTGTCTTAAGTGAAAATACTCTGGAAAATGGTTTATCCAAGTTTCTCGTTTACATTGAGCTGGAAGAACAAAAGCAATAGTATCTGAGAATATTGAGGCATGTCTGGTGAATAGTCTTGCTATTTTAGCATTTCTTCCGAAAGGAGGATTGCCGATAGTCAAAGTTTTTTGATGACCCATATCTGGATACCACTCCAGAAAATCGTGTTTGATAATATGGTCTTTCTTTGGGTCTAGGTCTATTGCAACACAGTCTGGAAGATAGTCTGAAAATGCCCCATCTCCTGCAGATGGTTCTATTATCCTATCATAATCATCCAGATTCAACAACCCTATCAATCTCTGTGAGTCGTTTCTATCTGTGAAGTATTGTTCTTTATCTACTTTCCTTAACATTTACTTTTCGTTTAGAACCTTTGAGTCTAGACTTCTCAGCCCGTCCTCTATTTTTAGACGCATCTTCCATTCCTACAATCTTCCCGCCTTTGTGGGAAGCGTCCAGTCCATCACCATTTCCGTATGTTCCTGCGTCACGATTGTATTTGACTAACTGGGCACGATAGGCTATTCTCTCTGGTGAGGATTGAAACTTCTTGTATTCGTCTTTGTAATCTCTTTTTCGCTCTTCTTCA